TAAAAATGGCTAACACTGACGCAGAAAATTTGGCTTGGCTTGTAAAGGTTGGCCAAATCAAAGACACAAAAGAGGCTGCACAGCCTACGACAACAAAGGAAGAGGAATAAAACATGGCAATTTATTTAAATAATAATGTTGGCGTAAAACTTGCAACCGCAGCTGCGCCAACCGTTCCATCCATCGACATTTCATCCTATGTCACAGCAGTCACATTGACTCAGACAGTAGATGAAATTGAAATCACAACTATGTCAGATCAAGCTCATAAAGTGGCCGCTGGCCTTCAAAGTGCAACTTTGACGCTGGACTTTATGAATGATTGGGCAGCGACTCAGGTGATGACCACATTGAACGCGGCATTTGGAACAACACTTGCAGTTTCAATGATCACGGTCAAAGGAACAGCAGTTAGTGCAACAAATCCGTCGTATCAATTCTCCATCTTTGTCAATAATTTGACACCAGTTGGTTCAGGTGGCGTCGCTGATTATGCAACATCATCTTTATCGTTCACAGTCAATACAACCGTCGTTGTTTCACCAACCGTTGCATTCTAAGGAGTAAGAGATGGCACGCTTGAAGATCACCAGGGCCTCTGGGGAAGTGATTGTACAAATCACTCCAGTGGTTGAATATGCGTTTGAGAAATACACGGGCAAAGGCATTCACAAGCAATTTCGTGACGAAGAAAAGCAGTCGGACATCTACTGGCTTTGTCATAACGCTTTGCAACGCATTGAAGTTATTCCACCATTTGGGGAAGAGTTTTTGCAAACTCTCATTTCAGTTGAAGTAATGGATGACGAGCCTGTAAAAAAATAGAACGGGGCAGTTTCACTTACCTAGTGGCCTCACTAGCGGTGGAACTCAAGATTAGCCCTACGCAAGTGTTGGAGATGGATGAAAGAATGTTCAAAGCAGTGATCCAAGTTTTAACGGACAAGGCAAGGGAGCGAAACGATGCCAGTAACCGTGCAAGGACTCGTAGAAACTAAGCAAGCCTTGCGCAAATTTGCACCTGACTTGAAGCGTAATTTAGATCGTGAAGCACGCTCATTCCTGAAAGTTATGGTTAGCGATGCCAGGGGATTTGTGCCGGCCAACTCGCCTTTGTCTGGATGGCAGATACATTCCAAAGGCAAAGCAATTACAGCCCAAACATCGGCATTCAGCACCCGTTCATTTCCTTTATTCCAGACGGCTGAAATCAAAGCCGGATTGGTGTCCAAAGTTGGCGGCATGAAGCCAACACGCACTGGATTCAAAGCTGAATATGCGCTGCAAAATAAATCGGCAGCTGGAGCAATCTATGAAACGGCTGGCCGCATCAACCCAGACGGTCTGCCCTGGGGAGGGCCTAAGGCATCACCAACAGATCGCAAGGTTTCGCATTCACGCAATTCAAAGGCAGGCAAGCAATTTATTGATGCCATTGACCGTGGAGATGGGTATCGACAAATCAAAGGCCGCCATGATGGACGCTTGGCATTTAGGGCAGTGGAAAAGGATAACGGCAAGGCCATCCGAGGGATTACCAACGCCGTGCTTGATTCGGAACGCCAATTGCAGACGCGCTTGAACATACGCAAAGCCTTTGGAGGTGACTTAGCATGATTCAAGTTCCTATAGTTTCAACCTATAACGCAAAGGGTGTCAATCAGGCTACTAAGTCACTGAGTAAGTTTGACAAATCAGTAACAAAATTGGGCAAATCGTTTGTTGGTTTATTTGCTGCTCAAAAACTATTGGCTTATGGTGCGGCGTCTGTTAGAGCATTTGCAGCCGATGATAAGGCCGCACGGGTATTGGCTAAGAGCTTAGACAACTTAGGCATTGCTTATGCCAATCCTGCCGTCAAAGACTTTATTGCAAATCTTGAAACTCAATTTGGTGTGCTTGATGATCAGCTAAGACCGGCCTATCAAAAACTATTGACCACCACTGGTGATTGGCGTAAGTCGCAAGACTTATTGAAAACTGCCCTTGATTTATCAGCGATGAGTGGTCTGGATTTAGTTAGCGTCACTGGAGATTTATCTAAGGGATACGCTGGCAATACGCGCGGATTGATGAAATATGGTCTGGGTCTTAGCAAGACACAATTGGCAGGCATGAAGTTTGAGGACATACTCAAACAAATCACCAAGATTTCAGGTGGTCAGGCAACGGTCGCCGCCGAAACTTATGCCGGTTCATTGGACAAACTCAATGTAGCAGCCAATAATGCCAAAGAAAGTATTGGCAAAGGTCTGGTTCAAGCACTTACAGAGTTAAACGGTGGCAACGGATTTGATGGTGCGCTCAGAGGCATTAACGATTTTGCCAACGGAATTAGTGATGCAATCATTGGCGTCGAGCGACTTGCGAAAATAATTGGGTTCTTTGTCTATAACACCAAAGGCACAAATCCAATCACGCAAATGAATGAATTTAACAAAGCTAACGCCAAAGCAGACATGCTCAGCCGTCAACAATATGGCGGCGCAGCTGCTAATAAATATACGGCTGAAGCCGATAAAGCCGCAGCCATTAAACTAGCCAAAGCCAAAAAAGATGAACTTGCACTATTAACGGCAAAAAACAAGACAACCAAAGAAGAAGCTCAGATGAAGGCAGATCAAGCTGCCCTGGACAAACTTAAAGCCAAGTTTGATTTAGAACGCATTGGCCTCAATGCTGCATTAAATAATGCAACCGATGAAGAGACTAAGGCACGCATTCGTGCTCAAATTGCCATTCTTGATGAAACAGGTAAAACAGCACAAGCGGCCAATGATGCACTGGTCAAGGCACAGGCAGACAAACTGGCCAATGAAGTTTATGCCGCTGATGTGTTGAAATATCTTGCAGTTCAGGCAATGAGCGCTTCCACTGGAATTATCAAATGGCTAAGTGCTTTGGAGTATTCACGCGAAAAGTTTGGCAACACCGGTGCTGCACCGATTTTACCTAATGCAGCACCGATCATGCCAGGCACAGCACCAGTTATGCCAGGCACAGCACCAACTGCACCAATTACCGCCCCAACCGCCCCAATCGCCCCAATCACGGCTACTTCAACAACTGCCATTGCAGCAGTCATAGCGGCGACGGATGCAGCCGTTGCATTCATTGAGTCAGATTCGATTGGGTCAATTGCCGCGATTCCAGCGATTATCGATGCCATTGGTTCTACTGCATCAGATTTTGTTGACGCCACAAATGCCACACAAGCTGCCGCAGATGCCATCGATGCCCAAGCAACCAGTGTTGCGGCAATTATCGATGCATTAGCAGCTACTATTCCAGGTGAGACTTACGCTGCAATTGTAGATTCGATCAATTCGATAGACATTACAGATGCATTGGCAACTTATTTTGGAAGCGACAAAGCAACCAAAGATAATGCCGTGACTATTACAATCAACGACAATACTAGCGGCCTCATTGCAGTCGTTGCCGATGCCGTACTGACCAACAATCGTTATGGCAATTCCCTAGTGCCAACAGGAACGATTGCCGTATGACACTCCCAGTCATTAACGCATTCATAAATTTTAGCACTGGGCCATCATTTGCCCAGGCAATGATTTTAGATCAAGGCATATTGGATACAAACATCCTTGCTGATTCAACTTCTATCATTGTTGATGTTTCAGATGTGGTCAATAAAATTGAAACAAAGCGTGGCCGTAGTGCTCAAACTAATCAATTTCAAACTGGCACGCTGACTTTGGTGATTGTCGATGTCAACGGTGACTTCAATCCTCAAAACACAGCCGGGCCTTATTACAATCTTTTAACTCCTATGCGCAAAGTCCAAATAACTGCCACTTATGGAGCCGTGACCTATCCTGTCTTTTCGGGCTTCATCACAAGTTATTCCACGAGTATTCCGCAACAGGGCACAGGCGATGTTGCCTTGACAACGATTCAAGCCGTTGATGCATTTAGACTTGCACAGAATGCACAAATTGCAACCGTCGCTGGAACAAGTGCCGGACAGCTGACAGGTGCTCGCGTGAATAATCTGTTGGACGCTATTTCATGGCCAACAAGTCAACGCGATGTGGATGCTGGGCTGACAACTTGCCAAGTTGATCCGGGTAGTCAACGCACTGCATTGACGGCATTGCAGACCGTCGAAACGACAGAATTCGGGGCCCTATATGTGGACGCATCAGGAAGTTTTGTGTTTCAAGATAGGTCTGTCACCGCTTCAAGTGTTACGGGAACAAGTGTGGATTTCAACGATGATGGCACGGGTATTGCCTATTTCAATGCCGTGTGGGTCACAAATGATTTGCTGGTCTATAACCAAGCCAACATCACTGCCACTGGTCTAGCGGTTCAAACTGCATCTAATCAACCCAGCATTGATAAATATTTTTTGCATTCTTACAATCAACAAAATTTGCTCATGCAGACAA